AGTATTGACCGCGGCGCTCATCCAGTTGCCTTCTGGGCAGGTGTGGCCTGCGACACGTTTGCGTTGATCATCCTTCTTTTCCTCGGCACGCAAATTGTTGCTCCGTCGATCCTCTCTGCCCATTAGGTACTGACCAGCACCCGCGCTCGAAAATTGACCGCCGCGGCCCACGGCCCGGCGACGTCACGCACCACGCGCCGCCGCACCAGCTGCATGTTCACCAGCTGCCAGCCGGCGATCGGCGGCAGCGAATCCACCGCCGCCTCGACTGAGTCAGCGAGCTCATGCAACCGCGCCGGCTGGTCGTCCCACAATGTAATCGCAACCATGACCTCGCGGCCCGTTCCGCTCTTGTGGCTCCAGTCGATCTCGGTCGTCGCGTCGAGCGCCACATAAGGATAGGCCGCTCGCGCCGGCGGCCCGTCGAACACGCCGGTCAGGCCCTCGAGTCCGCTCAGCGTCGCCGCGATTGCCGACTGCAATGCTCCGCCGGCGCTCACTTCAAGCCTCCGGAAAGGAAGCGCAGGCTCGGATCGATCAGCCAGCGCTTGATGATCCCGCGGCCGGTTACGAGGACCCGCGCGTCCTCGACGTCCACCGCTGCGCTGCCAAACAACGTGCGCAGTTGCGCGGCGACGCGCTGCACCTGTCGTGCCTGCGCCTGACTCGCCAGCTGCTCGCCACGCGCGATCAGTCTGTCCATCATGACCGCACCTCCTCGCAGCGCATCGCGATGCGGTCCTTCGTCCGCGGGTCGTCGAGCAGTTGCCGGACCATCAATTTGCGCCCGTTCCAGCTGATCCGCTGGTCGAGCGCGATCCCGTCCCGAGCGCGGATCGTCACGCGGAACTTGGGCATCGCGCTCAGCGCCTGACCTTCGCTCTGCGGGCCCACGCTGTCGGGCACGACGCTTGCCAGGCAGCGGCAGACTTCTTCCCAGCCGGGCTCCTGCATCCCCATCGCGTTGCGCACGGGAATCGGCTGCTCGATTAGGATGCGTTCGCGCAGCGTGCCTGCAAATTCACTCATGCCAACCTCAACCGCCGGTACGGCCGCCATAGTGCGGTCACTGCCGCGGGCGGTTCGCCGCCGCTGCCGTCCCGCTCCGTGAATAGATGCGCGACGAGCCGAAGCACGCCTTGCCGGATCGCCTCGGGGACTCCGTTCTCATCGTCTGCGATTCCTGCGCTGCCCGTCACGCGAACGCGCGTCAGGCTATTAGCCTGGAGGATCCTCACCCATCCGTCGCCGGTGGAATCGATGTCGATCGCATAGGCGTCGCTCGCCACCGGCGTCGCGGTCCCGCTGGAACCAACCGCGTCGACTTCGCTGATCGAGCGCACCGGCGTCACCGGCAGCCGCTCCCAGACGCCGCTCGCGGGCACGTCGCACTGGAATACGCGTGCAATGACCACCTGGTTGATGAACGCCTCGCACAGGCCGCTCGCGGAGCGGATAAGGCCGGCGACCAGCGCCTCCTCTTCGCCCGTCTCGATCCGGAGATAGGCTTGCGCTTCGCTCAAGCTGACGATCGGCAGGGCCGGCCCGGCGCCGTTCATCAGCGGTCCTCCACGCGCACGACGATCGATCGTTCGTCGACTCTTCCGATCGCGGTCGTGATGCGGTTGGCGAGACGGTACAGATGGCCGGCAACGCCGCCGCCGGCTTTCACCGTCGCGCTCGAGGCATCGAAGCCGCTGCCGAGCACGGTGAGGCCGCCGGGCTCGTCCGGCGTGACCGACCACAGGCTGTCGGCAAGGAGGTCTCCCGCGGAGAGATACTCCGTGCCCCAGTCCATCATGTAATCGAGGACCGCTTCGGGGTCCTTGAGAAGAAAGCTCATTGTGTTTCCCTGGTTGAAGAGCTCAGCGGGGTTCCGGCTGCGCCACGGTGTCGCTCTTGGCGGTCGTGGTGCGCTTATTCGGCGCCTTAACCAGCGAAGAGTCCGGCACGTCCGCCGCGATGGGCGTGTGCGCGATCGCGTTCGCTCCAATGCTCATGGCGCGCGCGCCTGCAGCACCAGCGCCGCTGCGATCCTGCTGGTCTCGACGGCCGCCTGGTGGTTCACTCCGCGAGAGCTCATCAGCCGATCCTCCAGGCGCCGTCGTAATAGACCGGCACCTTGTTCGTGCCGCCGCCCATGACCGCGCTCCCGAAGGTGCTTGCTGTCGCGTCAGTCACGAACGACCGCGCGCCGACAGCGGGCGATGCCGGCAGTGTCGCAACCGTGAATGGTGGGAGGCTGAGTGCGCCGATCGACAGGCTGAGCCCCGCCGCGCCGACCGTCGCAACAGTCGTCGAATTGACCTGGAGCTGGTGCCCGCCACCGGTAGGGACATTGTGGAACAGCGTGGAATTGTCGCTGCCGAGCGCGATGTAGGCCGACGTGGCGGCGGCCGTCTGGAAGTTGAGGAATCGCGCGGTTCCCGAAGCGCCGCCGATCGACAGGTTGGCACCCAGCGTAAGGTCGCCCGTCCTGTCCATCGCTAGCTTCAGCGATTCAAAATGGTGGCCGCCTGCCGAGCCGTCGCAGAACTCGGCGGTTCCGGGATAGCCGGAGTAGCTCGGTCCAATCACCGAGACACTGAAGAAGTTCGCCGTGCCTACGAGGGGGTTGGGGCTGCTTGTCCCGTAGGAGCCGCCGATAACGATCAGCGAGCCTGGCGAATCATACCCCCTGATCGCGGGATAGCCGGCGGGCGGAAGCCACTCGCCGCCGAGGATTGTGCAGCCTGATCCGCCCACGCCTCTTCCCGAAAGCGAATAGACGTCGAGATGGATAATCTCCGCGCTCTGGCTTTCGGCGTAGGCGCTGCTGATGACGAGCCCGCCGACCCCTGCAGCTCGCAGCCCGTTCACGCCACCGTTGAAACCGACGTTGTCGAACTTGTGGTCGTCACCGCCGTCGTCGACGATTCCGTAGCAGCCGCTCACTGCTGCGTTCGCGTTACAGTCGCGCACCGAGATCAGGTTCGAAAATTCGCCGAGCGCAGCAGGGTTGAGGTCGGGGCCGTTGACGATCCACAGCCCCGCACCGCCGCTAACGCCTGAGCTTAGCTCGCAGCTGTCGATTCGCACCGCCTCGGTTTGGTCGAGGATCACGCCCCACTTGGAGCCGGTGATCTCGCAATTGCGGATCGTCAGAACGGAGCCGGATTGCTGGTAAAAGCCGGCGCCCTGGTTGGCGGTATTGGCGTTGTGCAGCCACAAATCCTCGACTGTGATGTCGATCCGCGTCGAGCCATTGATCGTTTGCGCGTTGTAGAGGATCGAGCCGTTGCGCGTATCTTCCGCAGCGTCCGCGCCGCCGCCGCCGGCATGGGTTCCGACGATCTTCGAGATCTTGCGGCCGGCGCCTCTGAGGATGACGTTTGCGGGGACGATCAAAAAGGCGGCGGTCTTGTAATTGCCCTCGGGGAAGTGGAGCGTTCCGCCGCCCGAGGCGCTGAGGAAATCGAGAGCAGCCTGGATGGCCGCAGTGTCGTCGGTTCCAGTGGATCCAGCCGAGTTCGCGTCGCCCTTCGCTCCGAACCACTTGACGTCGATGAACCCGCTGAACTTGCGGACCCAAGCGCCCGATGCTCCCGTGCGGTCGCTCGCCGGCGCCACGTACATGGCCTCGGCTCCGTCCGCGGAAACGTCGGACGAACGATCCGTGCCGTCCCACACGAACAGGCCTTCGGCACCAGGTTCGGTGAGCAGCGCCGGGATCGCGCTCTGCGCCAGATCGGCCAGGCTACTCCGGGTCGCCGCGCTGCTCGGCGCGTCTGCGCTGGCAGCCGCTGCCGCGTCGACCGCTGCGTACCACTCGGCCGCCGCAATCAGCGCGATCGACTTGGTGCCGGTCGTGAAATCCGTCTTTGTGCCGCCCATTGGTTCGCGGCTGATCGAGCCGTTGGCCAGCAGCGTTCCGCGTCCGACCTCGGACTGCGCGGGATTATCGATACCCGTCGCCGAATAATAGAAGCTGTCGCCCGGCTGGCAGGCTTGCGCGAACCCGATGAACCCGTTGACCACGGGGCCGAGCACGAAGTCGCCGGTGCCGATCGTCGTCGTGTAGTTGCGCACGAGGTCGGCGAACTTGGGCTGGAAAGAACCCGCCATTGCGGCTCCTCAAGAGAGTTGGAATTGGAAAGGGGGTCGCAGCAAGACGCGTGCGACCCCGCCAGATAGCCGCGCGGAGGCTGTCCGGGGGACAGCCGAGCACGGCTATGCGAACTGCAGAAGCTTGATCGCTTCGGAGTTCACCACCTGGCCGCCGACGCGCTTGGTCGCGTAGAAGTGGACGTACGGCTTGTGCGTGTACGGATCGCGCAGGATCTGCGTCGCATTCCGCTCCGCGATCACATAGCCCGCCTTGAAATTGCCGAATGCGATGGACAGCGAGCCCGCCGCAATGTCGGGCATGTCCTCCGCCTCGATCAGCGGATAGCCGAGCAAGGTCGCCGGCTGCCCCGCGGCCAGGCTCGGCTGGAACAGGAACGCGCCGGTGCTGGTCTTGAACTTGCGGATTTCCGACGCGGTTGCGGAGTTCATCACGAACACCGCGCCCTGCCGGTAGGGCGAGCGAAGCGACTGCACCAGGTCGATCAGCGCGTCCTCCGGATCGCTCGCCGGGAATGCGCCCGCGGTACCCGTGCCGATCGTCTGCAGCGTGCCCATCGGGCGGACGCTGTCGACGGCCGCGGACGTCGGCGAGCTGAGGAAGCCGAGCGGCTGGTTGACGCCGCTTCCCGCAACGAACGCGGCACCCTCGGCGCGAGCGAACTCCGTCGCGATCTCGCTGGCGAGGAAGCCCTCGACGTCGAACTGTACGTCATCGAGCATCTGCTGCGACACCGCCGGGTTCGCGTAGAGGTCACCCGACGGCGCGACGATCTCGGTGAAGGTGGGCGTGCTCGTCTCCGGCCGCGCGTCGTCGAAGCCGACGAACCCCGACGGAGTGCCGCCGCTCGCGATCAGCTTGCGGTAGCCGGCGCTTCCGACCTTCACGACGTTGGCGATCGACCGGATCGGCGAGATCGCGACCAAAGTCGCGTCGATCTGGGCGTCGAGCTCCTGCGGCACGGCATAGCCGCCGACCGAATTCGACGAGCTGTCGATCGCCTTGGTCTCCAGCCCGGCCTCGATCCCGCGCCGGATGTACTGCTCGACGAACGCGCTCGCTTCCGCCGATTTGACGCCATCCAGCGGCGGCCGCTGCGCCGCAATCTCGCCCGCGGCGATCTTCGCCTTCAGCGTCTCGAGCTCGACCTTGAGCGCCGCGACGCCGTCATCCTCTTCGAACTGCTCGAACGACTGCTCGAGCGGATCCGCCTTCACTTCCACCATTCACTCTTCTCCCGTGCAAAACCCAAACAAAAAGGGCCGCGGAAACCGCGACCCTCGCCACCTCACCTTGGTCATCCCGGCTTTCAGGCGGACCCGCTTTCTAGTTCTTCTTCAGTATCGCTCGGGCAATCTTGCCCATCGGGTCCTCGATCAGCTCGATCTTGATCGCCTCGTCCATCACGACGACATAATCGGAGGGCCCATAGCCATCCTTGTACACAGTGCGCCGGCCGATGAAGTCGACCCTGTAAAGCTCCCCGTGGCCGCCGCGGCCCGGCCCTCCTTCGAGACGGATTTTTCTGCCGGTCGCCGGATCAGGACATTCCTTCGCAGGTTCAGGACAGAATTGAGAATCCTCCATTGCATGACGCCAAAGCCCGCGGAAACGCTGCTGCGGAAGCATCTTGAAGCACAGCTGCGTCGGTAGAATTGCGACGACCGGATGTCCGTTGACCGTTTCTTCACGCGCGCAAGGCGATGGCCGCCCCGGAATGCCGACACCGGTTTCGGCAATTTGCCGATCGATGGGGTCGGCATAGGCTTCCGGCGGCGGACATCCGCCGATGCAAATCAGGGTTGAAGGCGGACCGCTCGGGACGGCCGCGATCAGCAGCAATAACGCGCGCCAGAACATAATTCACTCTGCAACTAGTCGCGTCTGCGTTCAATCGCATGCACCCGAGCCTTCGGCTGCATCGGGTTCGCGACCAGGCTCACCTCCACGAGGTCGAGCTCGATCAGCTCGCGCAATCCTCCCTCGCTCTTCGCCTCACGGACTCGGTAGCCGAAGCTCAGCCCGTCGATCTTTCCTCTCTCGAGCAGCCGCGATGCACGCGCGTCGCCGAGGCTCGCGATCACCCTGAGCCCGCGCTCGTCCTCGCGCAGCTGCTCGACCTTGCCGATCACCGCTCCGGTCTTGTGCTGCCACAAGAGCGGCACCTCCGCGGCGTTCTGGAGCGCCTTTGCGAACGCACCCTTGCGGATGATGTCGCCCCCCTTGTCCGGTCGGTCGAACAGCGCGGCGTAGCCGGCAAACCTCACTGCACCACCAGGTCCGTCAGCCGCAGCCGAACCGCGATCCCGATCAGCAGCACCGCCAGCGCAATCCGCACCAGCCACGCCACCACCGCGCGCCGCGCCGTCCGCTTGGCGTCGCGCCAGGCGGCGAGCAGCTCGCGCAATTCATCCATGTCGCGCCGCGCGCGCTCGTCGTCGAGCCCGAGCGACTCGAGCGCCCGCCGAGCTCCGGCCTGGCTCGATTCCTCGACCAACGCCCGCATCGTCAGCAAGTCCGTGCCGCGCCCTTCCGCCTGCGCCATCAGGCTCGCCAGGAGCGCTTCCGCGCTCACCGCAACATTTGTCATTATTGAACCTTTTCGGGCAGGAAACCGAGCATGTCGCGCTTCTCCGCCTCGCTCAGGAAGCTCGCCGCGCCGACCTGCTGCCACAGCTGCGAGCGGTCGTCGGCAAGCTCGCTGATCTGGTCGGTGTCGACCGTGAGCGTCAGCTCCCCGATCCAGTCGCTCAGCATCGCCGCGAGCGAGCCGAGGATCCGCCCCGCCATCGGCAGGATCGTCTGGCGGTAGAGCGCGCGACCCGCCTCGCGTGCATTGGCATAGGTGGCGTCCCCCGGTAGGCCCACCAGTACCGGCGGAACGCCAAAGGCGAGCGCAATGTCGCGCGCCGCGCCTTCTTTCAAAGCCACGAAATCCATGTCGGCGGGCGTCAGGCTCAGCGCCTGCCACTTGAGCCCGCCCTCGAGGAGCAGCGGCCGCCCGACATTCGCCTCGCCCGAAAATTCGCTCGCGAGCTCCTCCTTCAGCCGCTTGAACTGTTCGGCCGAAAGCACGCTTCCGTCGGCGGGCTGGTAGCTGAGGGCACCCGATGGACGCGCCGCATTGTCGAGCAGCCCCTTGTTCCAGCGGCTCGCGCGGTTGTGCACGGTCGCAGCGGCGATCGCCGCCTCGAGGCACCCCATCCCATAATGGTCGTCGCGCGGATGCAGCGCCTTCAAATGCGTGACTTGCTGCCGGTCCATCGCGTCGAGGCGATTGTACCGGGTGACCTGCGCGCCCGCGCGGTAGAGATAGCCGACCGGCCAGCCGCGCTCGTCGGCGACGACCTGCACGCGCTCGGGGCGGAGTTGCACCAGCTCCATCGGCACGTCGCGGCTGTCGGCGATCAGCTGCACATAGGCATTGCCGTTGAGCAGCAGGTTCGCCGCGATCGCTTCCAGTAGCCCGTCCGCCTTCACCAGGGCTACCGCCCGCTCATCGCCATCGACCGTCAGGCTGCCGAGCATCCCCGCAATCAGCCGCACGGCTCGCTGGCCGACCGGGTTGCGCCGGTAGACCTCGTCGAACTGTGCGGGATAGGAGCAAGCGAACCCCTCCTCGGCTGCATCATTTCGCAACCACGCGGGCATAAACGGCCTCGCGTCCGCCGGCGCGCTTTTGCGCCCGAACCACCACCCCAT